TAGGCATCTACAATCCTTTGGTTCAATCAATAGGCCAATCGGCTGCAATGCATCCAGATGAGCTTGTATTTGAACTGCTTGCTAAGGGATTTGAGAACAAATGCTATGACGGAAAGACGTTCTTTGCGACTAATCACAAGGAAGGCAAAAGTCCATCACAAAGCAATAAAGGAACTTATATATTAACACCTGATACCTATGGGGAAGCTAGAGCTGCAATGATGAGCTTAAAAGATGATCAAGGAAATCCTATGAAAGTTACTCCTAATCTTCTTGTTGTGCCTCCACAACTTGAAGGAATGGCTAGAAAGATTTTGATGGCAGAGCAGATTGATGGAACAACTAATATTTACAAGGATTCAGCAAAGCTACTTGTTGCTCCAGAGCTTGCAGGAAATCCAACGGCTTGGTTCCTTTTAGATACTACAAAGCCAATTAAACCTCTTATATTTCAACAGAGAAAGAAACCTCAATTTGTTGCTAAAGATAGTTTGAATGATGACAATGTATTCTTTAATAAGGAGTTCATTTATGGAGCTGACAGCAGAGATAATGCTGGTTATGGATTATGGCAGCTAGCATATGGTTCTACTGGTGAAGCAACTCCGTCACAAAGCTAAGGAGCTGATTAGATGAGTTATTCTTCTGTTAATGAAGTCAGAGAGATGATCAAAGATGAAAATATTAGTAACATTCTAGGTCTTGACGAGTATATCGAGGACGAAACACAGAGAGAAACACTCATCACTCCAATCATTGAGGAAGCAATAAGGGATGCAGATGGAGAGATTGATGGTTACCTAAACAAAAGGTACTCCACTCCCCTCTCCTCCCCTATTCCGAAGGTAATTAACAAATTCTCAAAAGATATAGCAATCTACAACATATATTCAAGGATTGGGATTGATGAAGATGGAAGAGAAGGAACTCTTTTAACTAGATACAAAAATGCAATTAAGTTTTTAGAAAATGTTGCAAAAGGACTGATAGACATAGGTGTTGAAAGACCAGATAAAAAAGCTGCTAGTGGTTTCAAAATAAACTCAAATGATAGGCTTTTCTCAAGAGATAGCATGAGAGGGATGTAAAATGCCAGGAATAAGAATAGAAGGAGATATACAAAACCTAATATCTACAATTAGAGATCTTGGAGACATGGACTTCTTAGTAGTGAGCCAAGTGTTAGGTGAAGCAAACAGAACTAGCACCGTTGAAAGATTTAAAGACGAGGAAGATCCTCAAGGTAAGAAGTGGAAAAAATCTATTAGAGCAACTGAAGAAGGTGGGCAGACACTTACTAACAAATCTGACTTAAAGAATTCAATAAAAAGCAAAGCAAGCGAAGAAGGATTTGTTGTTGGTACTAACAAGATATATGCTGGTACACACCAAAAAGGTGGAACCTTCACAATAAGAGCTAAGAATGCTCCTTATTTGAGGTTCAAATACAAAGGCAAATGGATTAGCAAGAAACAAGTTACAGTTGACATGCCTAAAAGAGAATTTTTGGGTATTTCTAAGGAAGATATGCAGGAAATTAAAGCAACTTTAGAAGATTTTGTAAGGGGAAATATAAATGATTAGCTTATACAAAGAGTATTTAGAACAAAAACTCAAGGAGTCAGGAGTAAAAAGCAAGGTCTTCAAGACCCTTAAGGACATGAAAGCTTCAGGAGCTACTCACCTTGGGGCAGTCCTTTTTGAAGATGAGAAGTTTGAAAAGGATGGTTCTAAAAAAATCTATGTCAAAGAAGACGGCACTAAAGTCAAAAGGGTTAAGAAGTTCAGAAGAATCACAAAGTTATCTGTTGTAATCGGAGATTATGACGAAACGAAGTGCGAGACAACATTCAACAACTTTCTTAAGTTAATTGATGAAGGTATTGATGATGGAGAAGGTAATTTTGTTGAGATAAGAATACTTGATTGTGATTGGGTGGATGACAAGGATAGCATTTTAAGAAGCAAAATAGCCGTTCAACTCATGATCGAGTTTGTTGGTGGCGTGTATGAGGATGTATCATTTGTTAAAGTTAATGAAATTGAGATTACTGATGTTGAAATCGAAAGGAGTTGAGTAAATGGCGACTAAAAAGACTGAGGTGTCCAAAACTCCAGTAAAAAAAGAAGAACTTTTTACAATTGAAGAGCTAAAAGAAAAACACAAAATAAAAGCTTCTGTATTTGCAGGGTTAAAAGCTTATAAAAGATGGGCAGAAGGTAAAAAAGTAACTGAAAAAGAGTTTGAAAAAGGAATTGAGGAGTTTCTTGGAGCTCCAATTGATAATAAGGTGGTGAAAAAGTAGATGGCTTTAAATGACGTTAGAGTAAAAGTTGTCGATGGAGGCCTTGGAGTATCTAGTGGAAGTAGTGATGGGCTCCATGTGAAGATTGGTGTGTCAACTGCACCTAAAAACCAACTACTGACTATAAGCCCATCCTTGAAGGCTGATGAAATAAAAGAAAAGTTAGGACATAGCCCTTTGGCTGATGCAGTAATGGATAGTATCCAGATGGGAGCAAGCACAATATATTGCATCCCTACCGAAGGAACTATATCAGGAACTATTGGCGATGTTACACATGTAGGAACTGGTGGAGCTACACATACAACGAGTGGTTCTCCGAACAATGCTTATGAAATAGTAATTGAAATACTAAAAGACGGGGCACTTAATGATGCAACTTATAGGTATTCCATAGATGGTGGAGATAATTTTACTGGGGAAAAGACTATGCCTACTGATGGTGAAGTAGTGATTGAAGGCACTGGGGTTAAGATTACGTTCACTGAAGCAGTGACACCAGAGGATTCTTTCAAAGAAGGAGACACTTATGAGTTTAAAACTACTGCTCCTAAAATGTCGAACCAAGAAGTGCTTGATGCTATAGCCATATTAAAGGATGCAAATTTTGAATTTGAGCTGATTCATGTAGTTGGAGAATCAGATTCTCCTATGTGGGCAGCAGTTGCAACTGAAGTTGATACATTATTTTCCTCGTATTTTAAGCCTGTGTTTGCCATGTGTGAAGCTAGACAAAAAACAGACGATGAGTCTCTAGATGAATACGTACAAAGCCTACTCACAGCAAGACAAGTTGTAAGCAACTACAGACTCCAGGTAGTAGCTGCTAGAGGAGAAATTGCAGCTATGGATGGAAAAATCAGAGACACAAACGGTGCTGGAGATGTGACTGGCCTATATTCTAAATCGAAGGTTTCACAATCTATTGGAGAAGTATCAGAGTTTCCTTTAAATAATGTTTTAAAGCTTCTTCCTGAAGGAATTGAATCGCATATTGAAACTTTAGACCAAGCTGGATTTGTAACTTTTAGAAAATATATAGGTCTTGAAGGTCATTACGTGACAAATGCAAGAATGTTTGCTCCAGACGGTTCTGATTACCAGTATGCAGAGACTGTTAGGACAATGAATAAAGCAGTTAGAGAAATAAGAAAACAAGCACTCTTTAACATGCAAATGCAACTAGATCCAAGTGATACTGAAGGAAGCATTAAGTTATTTAAAGAGTTTATACAAGTACCACTCGAAAGAATGGCTGATGATAAAGAAATTGTATCAGGAGAAATCATTATTCCAGAAGACCAAGATATTCTTGGCACATCAAAAATAAAGGTTAAAGCCAGAGTGGTTCCGATGGCAATTATGAGAGAAATTGAAATTGAATTTGGAATGGAAAACCCATTTAGATAGAAACGAGGTGATTATATGAAAATAAATGGCAAAAGGTATGATTGGTCAGATGTGGACATACATCTTCCTGGACTGAACATTGAAATACTAGAAATTAGTTACGATGATGAGCTTGAAAAAGAGCTACAATACGGGAAAGGTTCAAGACCTAATGGGTATGGCACAGGTAATTATAAACCTACTGCTAAATTATCAATGTCAAGAGAAGAATTTAATAAGCTTCTTGATTATTGCCAAAAGAAAGATGTACCACTTTACAAACTAGAGATACCTAAAATAGTTGTATCTTATGCTAATGACAACTATCCAACTCAAACAGATGTATTGCCTCAAGTGTCAGTAACAAAGACATCTGCAAAAGCAGCTCAAGGAGATAAAAGTCTTAAAGTGGATTTAGACTTGTTGGTTGCTGGTGTGATTAATTGGAATGGTGTTAAAGCAATATAAATTCGCAAAATAAATTGCAAAAACAAGGAGGAGATTTAAGTGGATAAAAAAAGAAAACAAGAATTAAAAGCAAAATACGGAACTGTGTATATTATTACTACCACTGTTGTTGATGAAGCAGGCGAAGACAAAGATATCGATTTTGCTTTTGGGAAGCCAGGAGTTAAAGACTATGATAGATTCATTAAAGATGCATCAAAAAAACCTTCTCAAGCTTTCAAAAACCTTATTGTTTCAGGTGTAGTTGAGGAAGATAGAGAGAGGCTTAGCAAAACACTCGATGAATATCCAGCAGCTGCATCTTCAATTGCTAAAGAGTACTTAAGATTAATGGGGCTTAGCGATACAACAAATTTGACGATTTTATAGATGGGAAAATCGATGAAATAAAAAACAGCTTTATTAAATATGGAGAGATTCTCATCTATAGGTTTTTAGGAATAAAAGATGTTGGAAACATGAATATCGATGATTTCATCGAGGCAATAGCAAAGGCAAGAATCATCCAAAGCATCGAAGAAGATATGATGTCAAGAGCAATATCAAATGTGTTTGGAGAAGAAGGATAAAAAAAGGAACCGACTCTTAGAAAGTCGGTTTCCTTAAATGAAGCAAGTCCCAGTAGAATTTTGCAGCGTATTTTGTTTCTTGAAACACTGAATTTGTTTTTCTAAAATCATCCGGAAGATTATGTTCATGTTTGTATGCTCCGAGATATAGCCAATATGGTGTACAAAAAATACCTAAAATAATAAATGCAGTTATTATCAAACAAGCTAAAACGGAAAAAGTCGCTAGTAAAAAAACAAATACTATATGAAGAACCATATTTTAACCCTCCCCTTTTAAACATCTTGTTACTACTATTATACCCAAAAATAGGAATAAAGATAACCTAAAACAGAAAGAAGGTGGCAATTATTGGGGGATTAGAATCGATTTTTAGACTATCGCTTATTATAAATATGATTGACAACTTAACAGGACCAACAAGACAAGTGAACGATGCAGTTGATGAGACTACAAGAAGGATACAAAATATGAATGATAGTTTCAAAAACATGACTAAAACCGGCGTTGCTGTGACGACTGCTGGCGTAGGTATGGCAAAAGGAGTTCTATCCCCTGTTGGAGCCACCTTTGAAACAAAAAAAGCTCTCGGCGAATTGGCTTCAGTAGGAGTAGAAAACCTTAAAGCTCTTGAAGATGCAGCAATAGAGTTTTCTAATACATGGTCAGGAACTACAAAGTCAGAGTTTATTTCAGCTGCATATGATATTAAGTCGGGTATATCAAGTCTTGCTGATGAGGGAGTTGCTGAGTATACAAAGATTTCTGCATTGACTGCAAAGGCGACTAAATCATCTGTAGAAGAAATGACATCATTATTTGCTACAGGATATGGTATTTACAAAGATTTCTATTCAGAAATGTCAGACATAGAGTTTGCAGAGTTATTCAGTGCCGGAATAGCAAAGTCCGTTCAACAATTCAAAACTGACGGCTCAAAAATGTCTCAAGCAATACAAACTTTAGGAGCAGCTGCAACATCTGCACAAGTACCTTTGGAAGAACAACTTAGCATTTTAGGTATGTTACAAGCAACTATGTCAGGTGGAGAAGCTGGAACCAAGTATAGAGCATTTTTAAAGAGTGCAGCAAAAGCTGGCGAAGAGCTTGGGCTTAAGTTTACAGATGCCAATAACCAGTTGTTATCAATGCCAGAAATATTAGGTATATTAAAAAATGAATTTGGAGAAACCCTTGATGCAGCAGAAAAATTAGAACTACAAAAAGCTTTCGGAACTGAAGAAGCTGTTGCACTAATCGACCTTCTTTACAACAAAACAAACGACCTACAAGGAAATATAGTGGGTATGCATAAATCTATGAGTCAAGGCACTGAAATTGCTGAAGAGATGGCAAGCGTAATGAATAAGGACCCTGGAAACCAGTATGAGTTATTAAAGCAACAAGCACACAACTTAAAAGAAGAACTTGGAAATGCACTGCTCCCTACTGCAATGGAATTAATGAGATTGGGTAGCGATGTTGTTGGCAAAATCACTCAATGGGCTACTGAACATAAAACACTTACATCAATAATAATGAAAACTACTCTTGCGATAGCTGTCTTGATTACTTTTATTGGTGGATTCATAACAGTATTTGGTGTAGGTGGAATGCTTGTTACAAGCTCTATAACAAACTTTTTGAAATTTAAAGAAACAATAGGAAAACTTGGGCCACATTTAAAAGATGGAGTAAAATGGATTTTGAACTACAGTAAAAGTGTAGCTCAAATGGGTATTCAAATGGCTAAAACGGCAGCAGTTGGAATAAGAAACTTTGCTTTAGGCATATATAACATGGCAAGACAAGCTATAATTGCAGGGCTTCAAGCTCTACCCGGTTTAATTGCTAGTGTCTGGTCTTTTACAGCTGCACTGCTAGCGAACCCAATAACTTGGGTTGTAGTTGGTGTAGTAGCGTTAATTGCTGGTCTATACCTTTTGTGGAAGCATTTCGATAAAGTATCAAGTTTTGTGTCAGGAGTTTTCAATACAGCACTAAACCTTGCAGGAAATATATTTAATTGGATAAGAGAAAAAATTGAAGCTTTGCCGCAAGGCTTTAAAATTCTTTTGGCTGCAATATTTCCATTTATAAGCATACCAATGATGATAATACAAAACTGGGAAGGTATAACGAATTTCTTTGGCAATTTAGTAAATAACATAGTTTCATTCTTTACTGCTTTGCCAACAAAGATAAAAAATGCAATATTAGAAAAAATAAATATATTTAAAGACTCGGGTAAAAAAATTATGGAAACCTTAGGAGCCGGAATCAAGTCAGCTGTAATGGCTCCTGTTAATGCAGTTAAAAACGGACTTGCAAAAGTAAGAAATTTACTTCCTTTCTCTGATGCAAAAGAAGGACCATTATCACAACTTACTCTAAGTGGAAAAAAAGTTTTCCAGACATTAGCTCATGGAATGAACATTGAAGCTCCTATTCTAAAGAAGACTACACAACTTGCTTTTGCTGGAATGATGAATATGCCTGGAATAAATACAATTAACACTAACACATACTCGCAACAAGTTATGCCTAAAATAGCAGGTATGCCTGAATTAAAAACAGAAAAATACTCTGAGAAAATTTCTTTAGAGAAAGAAAACAGATACGAAAAGATAAATTTAAAAGAAATAGTTAGAGAAAAAAGCTCCGAAAGTTCTGAAAAAGTGTATTTCAAAGACCAGGGTAAAAAAATAGTAATAGAAAAACTTGAAGTAAAAGTTGAAAATATTAAAGAAGTTTCAGATTTTATTAATCTTATCAGAAGCCTTGAAGACCAAGTAGAAGCTAACGGAGATGATTAAAATGATTATAGTCGACGCTGGAGCAGTAAAAGTCGGGGGCGTTCTGCTTCCGGGAATATTTCAAAAATTAGAAATAGAATCAGATACTAAAGTAGATGAGATAGATGTTAAAGGTAAATCAGTAAAGCCAAAGCAGGCTACTGGCTATGAAGATGCAAAAATTAAACTTATTCTTCTTCTTAAAGCTAGTAAAAATGAAGATGAATATAAGCAACTTACAAAAATACAAAATATTTTTAAAAGACCAGGACAAGAAAAACCTATTGTCTACGAGATATTCAACAAACATTTAAATACACGAGGAATCAATAAAGTGATATTTAAGAAACTAACTACAAAAGAAGATAACAAAGGAGATTTATTAGCCGTAGAATGTGAATTTTGGGAGTATATACCTATAACTATTCAAGCTACAAAAGCACAATCAACATCTACAAGTGCAAGTTCAACTACAAGTGCAAAGCCAGAACTTACAAAGGAATATGAAACTTACTTAACTAATAGAACAAATAGGATAGATAAAAACAAAATTACAGCTGCTGTTGACGATGATGCTAAAAACTATATCAGGGGTGGATATTATGTTGAATATTGATTTTTTCTATCCTACTATGGCTGTACAAATAGGGAGATACACTTTTAATTCGGGGATAATGCTAGATATTTATTCATCAAAAGAAAATTATTTTGATTGGGCTAAGATTAGATTTACAGATAAAATTGTAGAAAAGTTAATTTTCAATAAAATGGACCCTGTGAAGATATATTTAGGATATTCGCAAGAGGATGACATAGTATTCGATGGGCATGTAAAAAGGACAGTAAACAGTGGTAATGTTGCAAATGATGAAATCATAGCTAAAGACGAAATGATAAAACTAGAAGAAACTAAAGTTACTCAGACTTTCACAAACACTTCTCCACAAGAAATAATAAAATTTGGACTTGATAAAGCTGGAATTCAAAACTATGAATTAGCGTCACAAGTATTCTCAAAAAAAACTGCAATACCTGTATATGAAAAAAATGTGATTCAACTGATTGAAGAAGTACACAGATATTGGGGAATCAAAGAATATTTTTTCTTTGACAGAGATAAAAAGTTTTATTGGGGAACTAAACCTAAACAAAATAGAATATATGAGTTTCAATATGGAATAAATATCATTAGTTTAATATTTCAGAATGGTTATTGGATTCTTGATACTATATCATTTCCATATATAAAACATTCTCATGATATTAGAATCATACATCCAAGAATTGAAGGAACTTTTGAAGTTTATAAAGTACATTTTTCTGTAAATGAAAAAGGATTCCCACGAACCAAGATATATTTTAAAGAGAGTTAAGGGTGATTGCATGAATCTTTATGACATGATAACTAAAGTTGTTAGGAAAGTTCTAAGAGAAGAATATCCAGATTTACAATCTATACATTATCCTGTGATTGCTGAAGTTACTAAAGTACATGGCGAAGGTGAATTTGTAGACGTTAGAATACTTGACAAGTATGGGAATGTTGATAATAGATATCCAGAAATACCGAAAGTTAAAACACAAAACAAATATATAGTTGATGAAGTAATAATAGCTAATAAAAATGAAATAACCGTGGATACATATTATGGACTAAAACAAGTTACATTCCCTGAGTATATGATAGTCGAAGCTAAAATAAATTATAACGTTGGCGACAAAATCAGATTAGAATTTTATTACAATGATTTAAGCATGCCTTATGTTGCAGGAAAGGTTGATTAACAATGAGCGAAATAGAAGAATTAATTGGTTACGATATTATGATTGATGGAGAAGGAAACTTTGTTTCTGCTCCTGATGGAGACATGGAGATTGTTTATGGATACAGTTGCCTAGTGCAGGAAATAAAAAACGAAATGATGACTCAACCTGGAGAACTTTTTTATGATGAAAACTATGGATTTGGGCTGCTTGATTTCATTCAAGCTCAAGATACTGAAATTAATAGACTTGAACTAACTCAAAGAATCAGAATAAAAATTGCAGAAAAAGAATTTGTAGACCCTAATTCAGTGAATGTAGACATCAAAGAATGGGATTTAAGCTCCATAAGACTTCTTACATCATTTAGAGTTTCTGATAAATCAATTCAGTTAAATATAAATATTAGCGATAGAGTCAACGTCGAGGTGGTGAGTGGCTAATGACCGATGAAGAATTGAAACAAATAGTACCTATTCCAGAGCTTGAAGAAATGAGTTCTCAAGCTGAAGCCGAACTTTCTGAAAATGGTTTTATTATTAAGAATTTCAGAAATGGTAAGATATTCAAAGTATTAGAAATGATATTTTTAAAAGCTGTAAATGAACTGTATAAATTACTTCAAACTGTAGTGAAAGGTATATACGTGACTGATGCTGAAGGTTTCTGGCTTGACATGAAAGCTCTTGAGTTTGGAAAGACAAGAAAACAAGCTACTAAAACAGAAGGTGTTATTGCTGTAAGTAGAAATGAAAGCGATGGAAAACCTAAATTAATTCCTAAAAATACTATATTTAAAACTGACCCAGATAAAGACGGAAACGAACTAAGATATATTACTAAAGAAAATATAGTTATGGAGTATGACCAACTTAAAGTATATGTACCTGTTATAGCTGAATTTCCAGGAACAAAGTATAATATAGCCGAAAACATGATAAAATATTCACTTCAGCATATTTCGGGAATTGACAGCATAACAAATGAATCGGATTGGCTTACAAAAGAAGGTACTGATACAGAAACTGATGAGTCTTTGAGAAAAAGATGTCTTGGAGCATGGGACGAATTATCGACAAACTTAACTGCACCTGCATATGCTTCTATAGTAAACGATGTTGATGGTGTACTGACTGTGTATATAGATGATGAGCATCCACGGGGTCAAGGAACTATTGATATAGTTGTGACAGGCGTTACAGGACTGCCAACTGAGGCACTTCTTCAAGCTGTTAGAGATAAAGTCGAAGAAGTCAAAGGGCCTTATGACAATGTTATGGTGTTTGGCCCAGAGCCAGTATATCAAGATGTAGATGTAACTGTATACATTGATGAAGTATATGGAGATGAGCAAGCGATAGAAACTGAAGCTTTAAATCAAATTAATAAACTGTTTGAAGTGAACGAAACTAATCACGGAAACAAATTGTATAGAGCTAAGATAAATCAAGTCCTTATGGGGGTAGAAAATGTTGTAAACGTAATTGTGAGCCAACCTGTAAATGATGTAATTTTAGATATTAAGAAATTGTTAGTTCCAGGGACTATCACAGTAAATGTGATAAAGGAGAGTAACTAGCCATGAAATTTGCAGATTACTTATGGTATTTAGCTCATAAACCTTTAAAATTTACAAAACAAGCAGAGAGTGAATCATACAAGATTTTTAGTGTATTTGGCAAAATACTTGATGAAGCAAAGGAAAAAATATTTCTTGTAAGAAGACAAGCTTTAATTGCTACAGCTAAGGGTAAAGCGTTAGATAAGCATGGCAGTGGCAGGCAACTTAGAAGATTTGCAGGAGAAAGTGACGAGCAATATAGAAAAAGACTTCTTGCTAAATATGAAAATGCAAGAGCTGCTGGAACTTACAAGGGTATTGTAAAGTTATTAAAAAGTCTTGGGTATGATAATGCTGAAGTTAAACCATTATACTTAGAAGATTCTGAAAGATGGGCTGAGTTCTATATATTCGTCGATAAAAAACTTATGGATGAACTTGGGAACTATGAAATACTTATGAAGGAAGTAAAGAGAATAAAGCAAGCTAGCTCTTTACCTATATATGTACTTACTCATTATAGCGAATTTAAGATAAGAACTAGATATATTGAAGGACTTTCAACTACAGCGAAAGAAACAGGAACTTTTGCTTGTGGTGGAATAAGTAATTTAAAAAATATTGGCCATAAAAAAGCAACTACAACCAACATACAAAAGTATTGTATTCAAGCTTTAAGCAACTTAAAAAGTGTTAGCAAAGAAAATAAATTCATCAATTCAGGATTAAAAATAAATTCTACTATAAATTTTGGATTACAATATGTAGAGATTTATTCTGAACCATTAATTTGTAGCAAGAGACTTAAATTTGTGAGGAGGGTCGCTTAATGAATACTTATGGTATTAGCAGGATAGCTGAAGCAATAGAAGGTTTTTTAGAATCTGGAAGATTTACAGTTGATGGACAACAAAAAACTGTAGATATAAGGAAAATCGAGAATACTGGAGACCGAATTAGAGTATTCTTATACCTTCCTGCTTCAGACCAGGCAGAAACCATTACAAAAGTTGAATTAATCGATAATAAAGGATTAGTTATCGATGAACAAACAGATATAAAAGAAAAACCTGCTAAAAAAGGTTTATTAGTAGCCTTTGATTACACAATAAGCGAGGTGAGCTAATTTGAAATACAATCAAGAATATTATCCTATAATATGGCAAGATGAAGTCTTAGACCAAAATGGAGAAGTTTTGCAAGAAGGGACTTTACACGACGAAGTCAATATGAATAGAATGGAAGCTGGAATTGACTTACTTAACATCTATAATGCATTTGCAGCAGAGATTGCAAGATTAGCAAGGAGCAACCAAATAGAACTTGATAAATGGAAAAATCAAAGAATTCAGGAAGGAGTTGTAGAAATTACAAATTCTGATACAAACAAATATTTCAGAACATCTGACCCATTTGTCTACGTAGCATTAGAAGGATATACTCAAATTGATACTCCGAGTTATTCGGTTGTAACTGAAGTTGTAGAAGGTGACCCAGGATTGATTGGAGAAATTAAAGTTTATGACAAAGCTTCAAATGGTTTTAAGATAAGTTATACCGGGTCTGCTTCATATGCAAAAATAAGATGGGCTCTCATAAATCCTGATGTATAAAGGTGGTGTTAAAATGCAAGTTATAGAGATGAATGAAGGTTCGAAAATAAGTTACATTATCGACGAAGTTAATAAAGTTATAACCTTTCAGAAAGAAGAGCAAGAAATCAGTATAAACCTTGAAAATGAACAAGCTGATGTTGAAAAAGTGATTGATATTTCGCTAGACAAACAAAATGCTTTAAAATTAGGTGTAGATAAGTGGTATGTAGCTAATATAGTAATACCCCCAATAAAATATGAGATGATTGATACTGGAGAATTAAACGAGCAAGGAGATTTAATATTACAAGAAATGAAATCTCCACTTAACATGGATGATATTAAGTTGATTTTATGGAATATTCAAGAAAAAACTGAAAATGGAGGGATTGAATAATGAGTTTTGTGTATAGTATCAAAGATAGTTATAGGGCCGCTGTTGAAGCTCAAACAGGAGGAAAAAACACAGTAATATATGACGACAAAGGATATCCATCAATAATGGTAGCAGTTCCGATGTTTTATTTGGATGAAGTAATTGACGGAGCTCCTCATGAACCACACCCAGCTTTTAAAGTGAATGGAGAGGTTAAAGATGTTATATATATTTCAAAGTATCAAAATATAGTTCACGATGGCAGAGCATACTCTCTTCCTATGCAAGACCCAAAAGTATATACAACATTTGACCAAGCTATGCAATACTGTAAAACTAAAGGACAAGGATGGCATCTTATGACTAACGCAGAATGGGCTGCTATTGCACTCTGGGCAAAGAAAAACGGAACTATGCCTCGGGGGAATAACAACTATGGTAGAGACCATAGTGCTCTGCATGAACGAGGAACAGTGACATATAGATATACAAGTGGCGAGACTGAGTATGACGGTAGAGTGGCTACTGGAAGTGGACCAGCTGCTTGGAGTCACGATGGAACGAACGAGGGAATATTTGATTTGAATGGCAATGTATGGGAATGGGTTCATGGGCTAAGATTGATAGATGGTAAGATATGGGTAATTGATGATAATGATTTTGAAAAACAAAACGATTATAGAGATACAACTGGCTGGATAGATACTGGCGTATATATTGACAATTCTACTGCTGGTAACAACTCTCAGGAAAGTAGCGATGTAGGTGGAGATTTAGTTCTTAGTGATGCATTAACTAATTCTATGTATACTGATGACCCTTCTACAGATGAATACTATGGATATAGCAGTACAAATTTTGAACTATTAACGGCTAAAGATGGCTTTACAGTCCCTGATTTATTAAAATGGTTAGCTATATTCCCAACATAAACAGGGTATGAAGGCGATAATGTATGGGCTAGAAACTATGGTGAAAGACTGCCGTTTCGTGGTGGCAACTGGAGCCATGGCTCTGGTGCTGGGGTGTTTGCTTTGGACTTGCGCAATCGCCGTT